TCCCAAGCCATAGTACTACTAAGCGAGGTTAGTTGCCTCTTAGTCCCATCCGATATTTGCCCTGGTACACCATTGGATTCAGTAGTAGCTTGTGACGTATTAAATACTGAGACTACTGTAGGAGAATCTACCCGCACAAGGAATGTAGTAGAGCCTTCAGTGAATAATGTCCTTCCGTTCATTAGGACACCGGTACCTGGTGCTATAGTAACAGTAGATGTAGATGTATTTAGTACAGTAAACTCAAAATGAGACCCTACTTCATACCCAGTGAGAGCAGCTATTATTGTAGCCGCACTTGGAAGTGTTAATACTCTAGCAGTAGTAGGTGCAATGGTAAGCACCCCATTAAATATCTGCGCGAATGTAAGCGTAGCGGAAGCATCTGCAAGTGATGTTACAGCACAGAGGTTAGTATCTCCCGCTGTGGATTCTAGCTGTGCAGAAGCAACTAATTTAGCTACTGTAGTAGTACCAGTAACATCCAGAGTGTTATTAACCGTTACTGCATTCGTAACAGTACCACCATTCCAGGTATCCTCTATCCATACACCAGAACTGTAAATGAGCCAATCCGCAAATGTTCCTACGCCGCTCTTTACTTTAGGTTCAAACACCAGTACACCAGTAAGCTCATTATAGCTAGTGACTTGGCCTGCCATCCACTTAGTATTGTCACTGTTCGATATAATCTCTATCCACTTACCTTCATCGAAGTATAAGTAAGTCTGAGTTGTAAATGTCAATGCACCTGTAGGTGCTATAGTATTAGAAGTTAAGGAAGTACCCTTAAATAACTCCATTGTAGCACGCACAAGCTGTACATCCGATTGAGGTGACCATTCACTAGCAGTAGTCATAGCTAATATCCTTCTCCAATTACTTCCTGTTTAAGTAATGCGTACTCTTCCCGTAGCATATTGTCCAAATCTACTTTCACTTCGTCATATCCAGTAGCCTTAGCTACTATACCTGCTGCTCCATATACTATCGCCATCCTATGATCCAGTGCTATCCAGGAGCTATAAGTAGCTTCACTTACATCAGGATGTCTGTAGCAGCCAAGAAGCATATTCTTATCTTGGGTATCGGATCTGATCTGAAGTACCTCTCCAGCTAGATAACACACATTCTCTTCGTGCACACCGTACTCATCAAGGATGGATTCTGCACTAAGGAATTCAAAGAACTTCCCAGGAGTTCCAGGACTTGTAGTATTGTCGTATTTGCGTAGATACTTGAAAGCTCTCCATCTAGGTACTACCAATCTATATTCTAAAGACTGTATATAAGCTACTGGATTCCATTCGATACCAGTCTCATATAAGTCTTTGGGGTAGAAATCAGTTTGGTGAGCTTTCAGAGTTGCAGAGCGTACCGCTAACTTAGTCATATCCACAAGTTCAGGTCTATTGGTCAGCGTATATACGTCTGCAACTAAGTCAGAGAATACGCTCATATTTATTTACCTCCTGCTACCTTAGCCATAGGAACTGTTTTAGCTGTATTTCCAGCTACAGTCACAGATGTAGGCGCTGTATTATTACCTTCTGAAGTTAAGGCACCGAAAGCACTATTTATATCCTGTGTTCCGCCCATGTCGTTATTAGGGTTTGTAGCTAATTGGCCTTTAGCCGCTAACTCAGCCAGGAACTCAGACCTGATCTTGGCTTTCAAACCTGCTATAGGACTCTCTAATTCCGTATCGATTTCTTCCCCACCACTGATCTGAGGATGGCCATCCTTAATAGCCTCTTTCAGCTCCTCAATATGCTTGGGGTTAGTTGTACGATGTATGTGATTCATAAATACTGCTGCTGTTCCATCCTTAAGTACATACTGACCAGAGGGGAAAACAGACTTAAATTGGGTAACTAAAGGCATTTTAATACTCCATTGTGATATAAGGGGGGGGGAAGTAGGGAAGAGTTTGCTGCTCTTCCCTATGTTACTGAGTTACTGTGCTACTAACCTACTGCACCAGCAGTAAAGTTATGTACGATTGCATTAGCAGGAGGGTTCTTAATCAAGCACGTAAGTTCCGTGGTGAGTGTTCCACCCTGTGCATCCAGACCGTTATCACCGTTATTACCAGCACCGAAGTTATCGTTCTTTGTCTTACGATCACCTAGGTAAGCCAGATTAAAGGTGCTTAAGTCCACAGCAACAGCCATCTTTTGCCAGGTAGTATTGGTATTGAACAGTGGATGCTCGATCATACGGAATCTACCACGAGATATCTTAAATGACTCGAACTGCAAACCAAAGCTAGTTTGGCCTTCAGTAATCATATAAGTACCATTCAAGCGCCCGATAGCGGTAAGTACTTTACGAGCTACACCACCTACGAACAGAATACGCTCGTTAGCTACCTTAGGGTCTGTAGTCTGATTGAATACAGGGTCTAAGGCAGTCTCCAGTTGCGTAAAGGTAGTAGTAGCCCCCAAGGTGGTTACGTTAGCGGCAGCATAACTTGATGGATAGTATGTTAAGTTACCTACGATACTCACCAAACCGTCCATAGTACGGAAAGGTTGCCCATTTCTAGTACCTTGAGATTTTTGCCCGAAGATAAGAGCTTTCTCGATATCTGCTGCATGGAAAGCTGCACAATCCTGACGAGATTCAGCTACATTACTTTCACCAGCGATCGTTAATGTTGCACGAACTGTCTCACTCAACGCCCAAGTATTACGGAAAATCTGAGTTAAGTTCGTAACACGAACCGGTTGAATGTTCAGTGCATTAGGACGAGCACTCGATTCCTCGAAGGCATTACCTACTTGGAACCATTCCACGTTATCAGCAGCTGCGGCAGCAGCAACAGTACCTACACCACGAATAACTTGTACTGTAGTAGCTGACAAGATAGAATCTATGATAACGTTTTCACTTGTAGAGCTAGCCTGCATAATCATGTTGGGTAACAGGTTAGCAGTAGTGTCCACAGTGAATACGTTAGTAGTACCATCAGCGATGGCGCCATTGAGTTTCATTGAAGGGAAGAGCATGGTCTTAGTAAAGAATCCATGCTCACGTTGTACTGCTGTTTCAGTTTTCAACATGCTTGACATTGCAAACAAAGGTGCTTGGCCATTAGGCATCAAGCGTGTAATCATTGTCGCAAATGACGGCTTAACTAAGCTAGTCGGAAACTGGTCTGAGTTAAATACCCCAGTAAAGTCTGCCATGATAATATAATCCTATAAAGTTAGAAATGTTTTCAGTACTGAGCTTACAGGCCAACCATAGTCATCGCTGTTGCAGATGTCTTAGTAAGCATGAACCACTTAGTCGTTAGTGCCAGTACAGATAAGTTACCTGAAGCTGTAACTCCGGTACCGCCCGCAATAGTTACTGCATTAGTGCCTGTTAGATTAGCCACCATGAACATATATGTATCTCCTATGTCCATGTCAGGCATAGCAGCCAGAATATTTGCAGCGGTATCCGTGGTATCCGTTCTAGAAGTATTAGTACCTGAACGAGAATATAAACCACCGAGAATCATTGCAGTCGTAATAGTAGAGTTAGCATCCGTGGAGTTATCAGTTCGCCGAATCATACCTAGCCAACCGTCTCCACACCTTGCAGAACGCTCCATAGCACCCTGCACTACTTTTGATCGTACAAACATAATAATATTTCCTTATATAAGTTAAGAATAGTTTACTGCTTAAACCAGTTTTCCCAGTCTATTGAATCATCTTTGCTTTGGGGTGTTGCAGCGGTTGTTGCTCCCATAATGCTCTGAGAGAAGCTAAGGAAGTATTCTTCTGCTTGCTTAGTTAACTCAGCAGGACTAGCGTCAGGGAACTTAACTTGAAGTTGCTGAACTAATCCCTTAACCATTGGGGCTGCTGCGGGGTGTGATAGAACAGCATTCTCTTTAATAAGAGCTTCTGTTCCTTGGCTGCGGATATGCGCGGGGAGTGTTGCTGTGAATTGATCTCTTGCCTTAGATATTGCTTGCTCAATTAGCTTCGTTGTAGTATGCGCAGACTGAGCGTAATTTAGTTGTGTAACCTTATTAAGAGCTTCTAGAGTAGCTTGTACTCCAGCGTCTCCACCCGCCTTAATACGTTCGAGAATATCAGGGGTTACAGCCTTGGTAAAATCTATACCACCCGCTGCGTTAAGAAGGTCTTCCCCCTTAACTTCTCCAAATACGGAAAGGTCAGCATCACTGGCTTTTGGTGCGTTAGGATCATTTTTCCATAGATCGGAATATTTATCTAGTGGGGCATCAACTGTTGGAGGAATAGCGCCATTAGCTGCGGTTCCCGGTGTTTCAGGTGCAGTGGCTCCTGCATTAGGTGGAATAGGCTGTCCAACAGGCTGCTGCTGTGCAGGTGCTTGAGATTGTGTTGCTGGTGTGCCTCCAAACATCTTATTTATGGTTTCTCCGATACTCATACTATATTACCCCTCTGTTTGTGTTGGTTGGTTACTTGCGTTTGATTGTACTTCTGTTTCTGCTGATAGTTCGATTAAATAAGTTAGAAAGCCTAACTGCCCTTGTAATTCAGCAAGTCTCAAGGCGTACTTAATATCCTTTTCAACTGTACCGTCATATGTAAGGTTAAGTATCTCTTCTGCTATGTCCATACGCTCTTCATTAAGTACGGCTATTTGCAAAGAATTTAATACTCTGCCCGCTGTAAGCTCTCTATCCGAAAGGGAGACTCTGTTGAATAGGCTCTTTATCTGCTGCTGATTCATTTTCTACTTCTCCTGGGTTATAACCAAACTCTTGTGGAGTAGGTTGTGGGGGAAACTGCTGCTGTGTTATTGCCGGATTTTCTTTCACCATCTGTAATACAAGTTGTTGCCACTGTGATACTGCTTGTTCATATGCTACCTGTTCCCTGGGTTTCTCGAAAGCTGATATTTTCGCCCCTTGTAGCTTCATCATATAAGAGAAGAATGGAGGGAGGTTATAACCTGCTGCTAATTGCGGCATATTAGCCAATGTCTGAAATCCATCACGTATCGCAGACTCAGATATAAGTTGCTCACTAGGAACAAGTCCATCAGACACTTTAAATGCCATCACAGCCTTACGAAGTGCAATGGGGTCAACAGTAACTAACTGATCCTTATCACGACTAAATACAGCTTCCGCCCCCTGATACTGCAAGATATTGAGTTTCAGGATTTCTTTAAGTGGCGTAAACAATGTAGCTTCCAGTTGCATAGCTCGCATCTGATCACCGCCAGAGGCATTACTCATTACTGCATCCACTTCTGCTTTAAGCTTATTACCCTTTACGAATTCACCTCGCTTAATAGGATTCTGCCTATCTAGCTTATCAGCCATATTGTTGACTTGGTTAGATAGGGCAGATAGGTCAGATATATTATCCATCCTGAAAGGAAACTGATATACAGACTCACCAACAGGTTTTCCATAAGCAGCAGGTCTCACTGGTATCTTAGCTGAGGGATTAGAGCTATTTATAAGTTCTTTAGATACCCTAGAAGGGTCATAAAGTACCCGATCAGTAATAGAGCGTCGTGTCCCTGCAATGATCGCATTCCAAATAGCGGAGGATAATTGCTGCAATGGTACTCCATTGGAGGCTAAAGACTTAGTCTGGTGGCCTAGCCCATCCACTGTTCCTTGCACACACATAATGGGCAGATAATTGTGTGCATTAGTTTGGCGTTCAGCTAATATTAGTACAGAGTCATTTACATATATAAACTTCCATACCTGTGGAGTATTCCTATTAGGAACCTTTAGGCCGAAATCCTCAGGGAGGATACGAGCATATAAAGTAGTTATTTGGTACGCATTCTTATACTGTATCGCGCCTCCATCTGCACCACTTATAGCTGCCCACTTAACCCAGTTAAAATCTCCTGCATCATATCCTTGATCCTTGCTTATGGATATATCAGGGTTCACTTGTGGTATATAATAGGAAGCTGTTTCACTGGAGGAGGAGATAGTAGTGTTACCTAGGCCAGATTCTAACGCAGACTTTACATTCGCAATAATCTTTCCATCCAGTGAAGCTAAGAAAGCCTTAAGCTCCATTCGAGACATTATCTGAGTATAACCTACATACTCCCCCCTAGTATGTACTTGAGTAGGAGGAACTCTAGTATCATATATAAGGTTATATGGGTCTATACGTTTGACTGCATTACCTTCCCAAATTACTTGGTTAGGCTTAGCCTCTTTAGTAGAGAACTTAATATCAGTTTCTAATGATGGCGTAGTATCCCTTATCCAGTCCACTTCAAGAGCACCAAAATTATACTTGTACGCATCACGGAATAGTAGCATAAACTCATGCACCCAACCGCCACGAATAGCCTGATTATCTATAATAGTCTCAAGTTGCAGTGCTGCATCCATATTAGCAGGTTCCGCAACCACAGGGAATAATGGAGTGCCGGAGAGGAATACAGAAGCTTGGTAGGTTACAGCAGCCTCCACTTGAGGCATTACAATTGGAACTGTAATATTCTGAAACTTAGTAGAGTCTCCGTATTTATTAGCTATCTTAGCCCTTGCCTGCTCAGTTGTTAAGTCTTGCTCTCGATAATATGCTAAGTCGAGAGTACGAAAATACTCACGCATATTAT